TTAAATACAGTTAAGAAAAGTAAACCTGTATTTAAACCAATGACAATAGAAGTATCTACACTTGATCAAATGCGAGCTCAACAAGAAAAGCAATATAAATCTATTATGGAAGAATATATGCAAACAAAAGAGTATCCTACTTCTGATACAAGTAAAAAAGAGTCACCAGTATATACAGGTACTCTTGTTAAAGGTATTGCAACAATGCATAAGTCAAATGCGGTACCAGTTATCAGCCAACAAGAGGCTGAGGACATTTCAAAGATGAGGAGAAACTAATGGAAGTTCTAGTTTACACTGCCATAATAGCATTTGCTATTGGTGCAATTTATTACATGTTTTTAGAAGGAGATGATGATGTATAATTTTGAAGATATAATGATTAAGCTTGATGATATGGAAAAAAAGATTGATGAGTTAATTGAACGTTCATATAGTTATAAGTATTATTCAACACATATGAATACCATTGATGGAGTTGAATACAGAGCTGAAGTCTGTCAAAGAAACGACGGAGTTTGGTGTGTAGAAAAATTTATTAATGATAAGTTAAAAATGGTATCACCTATGGGTATACATAATGAATCATATGCTGAAGATGCAGCAGAAAATTTTGTATTTCAAATAGGAGTCAAATAAAATTAATCAACGGCTGGATCTCATTAACGCAACTCCTTATCACCCGCGGAGATCTGGCCACCTAAAAATAATCGTTTACATTTGATAAGGAATGTGATATAATAGAATATAATATGGAAAAATGGTTTCACAATAACATAATAAAAATAACAATAATCGTTACTCTACCATTATGGGTAGCATTTTTATCGCAATATATATAAGGAGAAATATGGCAATAAGAAAAAAGAAAAGAGGACCAAGTTTAGATGATAAGTATCTTGGACCAGAACCAATATTTACTGAGGAGTCTGAATTTACAGATTCAGCATGGATGAATGCAGCACATTGGTATAATTACTTTTATAAGACAAAAGATTATATACCAACCACATATCAGTTTGCAATGGATATGATGGGATATGATAAAAAGAAAATAGCTGTTCTTAAACGACTTAAAGATTGGAAATTCATGAAAGTCAATAAGATTATCAAACTCTATTATAGAGGTTTTCAATATAAACAAGAAAAGTTAGAAGAAGTAAAGAATTTTATTAACGAATTATACAAAGAAGGCCTTACACTTAAAAAGATTGAGGAAAAGAAAAAAGCTGATGTAGTTGTTATAACTCCGGCTGAAAGAACAAGAAGAAAAGTACTTGATACAATTTATCATGATTGGGATAGTACTATTGTTGAAGGCTGGTTTGATGATGACTTTAAACAATCTTTTAGTTGTTATAATAGATTTAAAGGTCATGGTTTAAAAGGTAATGCTATTAATATGTTTAAAGATTTACTTTTACCTGAATACGAAAATATTAAAGCTGCATATGAAAAAACATGTGAAGATTGTATTGAAGGATATTCTCATATTTCTAAGGGTAATAAAAGAAAGATCATGAAGCAATTTGAAGACGTCTTTGATGACTTAGAAAAGCTACGATCTTCATTTAAAGCTACAAAGATGCCAAGAGCGAAGAAGGTGAAAGCATCTGATCAGCAAGTGTCTAAGCTTAAATATTGCCAAGAGGATATTGATTCGAAACTTACATCAATCAATCCAGTTCTTATACCCACGAAACACAAGCTATTTGTCTATAATACTAAGAATAGAAAGCTTATTCAATATACAACATCATCTGTTAGTGGCTTTGAAATTTCAGGCACTACAATTAAAAACTTTGATAAAGATTCAAAACAGGCTACATTAAGAAAGCCTGATGAAATACTTCCACTCATTCTTAATAAGACTGAAAAGCAAATTGAGAAAGTGTGGGAGACTATAACAACAAAAATTGATAGCCCTACAGGCAGAATAAATGCTGACTGTATATTAATGAGAGTATTCTAGGAGGAAATATGTTATCAGTAGGAGATAAGTTCCCTGCATTCTCACTGCAAGGAATTAACGAAAAAAATGAATTTGTGAGAGTGGATATACATGAAAACATAAAACCTTTTAATCAAGCTTGGTCAGTCGTTTACTTTTATCCAAAGGACTTTACCTTTATCTGTCCAACAGAAATTGCAGGTATGGATGTATTAACAGAGCATGCAAATGTAGTAGGAATCAGTGGAGACAATGAATTCTGTAAGCTTGCTTGGAAACAAGAAAATGGTATGATTGGTAATATTCAACATACTCTTGCAGCTGATTGTGGACTGGGACTCAGTCATACGCTTGGTATTGTTAATGAAGAAGAAGGTGTACCATACAGAGCTACATTTATCTTTGATAGAGAAAGAACAATACAACATGTATCAGTCAATGCTTTAGATACAGGTCGAAATGCTAATGAAGTATTAAGAACTCTTAAAGCTTTACAAGCTGGCGGTCTTACTGGTTGTGCATGGGATGAAGGAGAAGATTTTGTCGGATAATCCAATAGAGCAAAAAATTATGACTCGTAAGAGATTCTCAGCAGCTGTTGAGCATCTTGTAGCAAATAACAATATGTCATATATCGATGCAGCATCTTATGTTGTAGAAGAACGAGCTATGGATTATAAGAATATGAAAAAGCTTTTAACTGATTCTCTTAAACAGAAAATCGAAGAAGAAGCAGCAAGCTTAAATCTTATTAAAGTCAAACGAGGTAATAAACTACCTCTATGAATGATCCTTTTGAGTCTTACAAATTATATAACGCACTTAAACTCCATTTCGAAACAGATGGATATGATGCGATTAAATATCATTTTAAGACTTCAGTAAAACCTACATCATTTTTTAAACGAAAGGATAAGTTCTTTTTTGCCAAGTTAGCAAAAACATATGAGAAGGAATTAAAAGAATTCTATATTGCTAACTTTAAAAACGATGTTAAGTATGTCGGTGATATGCTTAATGAGGGTGGAGAAAAATATTATAGAGACCATAAAAAAGTTATGGAATCTTTAACGTATCAGTTTAAAACTGATATAAATAAACTTAATGATATGGATGTGACATTTGATTCTCTTTTAGAAGCAGAAGATAATAATCATCCATTGATTATAAAGCTTTGGATGCAAGAAGAAATACTCTTAGAAACAGTAGTCATCTTGGATTCAATACTTGGTTTTGTAGAACGTGAAAATAAAAAGATTACGGACACAATTATTTGGCCGGACATCTATAGAAAGATTATGAAATACAAACCATTCGTAAAGTTTGATCGAAATAAATGTTTAAATTTATTGAAAGAAACCTTTACAAATGCCACGTAATGTGGTATAATATTATTATGTATAAAGTGGATAATTCAGTAATACAGTGTAAATACAGGAGAAATATATGTCACTAGAAAATCTAAAGAGCATGCGAGGCTCGTCAATCGACAAACTCGTAAAAGCAGCAGAAGCGGTATCAACAGCAAAAACAGAATCTAATTCTTATGAAGACGATCGTTTTTGGAAACCGACGAGAGATAAAGCAGGAAACGGTTATGCCGTAGTCAGATTCCTACCAGCCAAAGAAGGTGAAGATCTTCCTTGGGTAAGGTATTGGGATCATGGGTTTAAAGGCCCTACTGGCTTATGGTATATTGAGAACTCTTTAACATCTATTGGACAATCAGATCCAGTGAGCGAATCAAATGGTTTACTTTGGAACTCTGGTCGCGATGAAGATAAAGCTCTTGCTAGGGAAAGGAAAAGAAGACTGCACTATGTATCAAACGTGCTCGTCGTCTCTGATCCCGACAATCCTCAAAACGAAGGAAAGGTATTCCTTTATAAGTTTGGTAAAAAGATCTTTGATAAGATTATGGATGTCATGCAACCTCAGTTCGCTGATGAAGATCCAGTAAATCCTTATGATTTCTGGGAAGGCGCTGACTTCAAAATCAAAATCAGAAAAGTAGAAGGGTGGGTCAACTATGACAAATCAGAATTCTCTTCACCAGCCGCATTATTTGATGGCGATGAAGCAAGACTTACTGAAGTCTATGACAAACTCTATAGCTTACAGGATTTCTTAAAGCCTGAAAACTATAAAACTTATGATGAATTAAGTATGAAACTCAATAAGGTACTTGGAATAACTGCAGGTCACGCACCAGCAGCTGATCCATTTACTACTGAGACAAGTGCTCCAGCTCCAACGTTGACTGCAGAAGATAACCACTTCGAGTCGACTCCAGTTGATAATTCAGCCGATGAGGATGATACTCTTAGTTATTTTGCTAAACTCGCAAAAGAATCTTAATTCTATCGGGGAGCTTCGGCTCCCCACCTTTTTATGTCCTACGAAAACAAAATCCTATATAGTATTGCAAGTATAGAAGATATTAACTTCTGGGCACTACCTAAATGTGGTAACACAACAATCAAATATAAACTTTTAGAACTCTATAATCCTCAAATTATAAATGAATATACGTCAGATAGCGTTGATGAATGGGTACATAGTATCAAATTAATGGATTATATTACACCCTTTGATGCAATGTCAAATGGTAAATATAACTTTACTTTTATAAGAAATCCTATTGATCGTTTC